GACCAGACTGTGCAGTTGTACCTAAACCAACCGCGATATCGGTCATACCATCGGTTAGGTTGAAACTAGGATCATTCTGACCAGAGAATGCAGAATCTACTTCGTTGTAGAATGTTTCGTTACCAAGTTGCTTCTCGTAGCGAGAGCGCATTGCGAAAATAAGTCCTGTTGGTCCGTTCATTGGTTGAACACCAGCTAGGTCATATGCGACCAAGTTTGGCATAGAACGGCGGATTAGGCTGATTAGAACAGGGTCAAAACCAGCGGTTGGGGAAGCAGCATTAGCACCGAAACCAGCATTAGCACCTGAGTTGGTGTTGTTGGTTGGGGGTCCTTCTGCTAGAAACTCACGCTCTTCGCGGAGTGCCTTTTCTTGGTTCTCCAAGAGAACGGCGGTAACCATTCTACGATGACTGTCTTTAATAGGTTCTGAACCTTCAGCATCTAGTAGTGGTGCCCACTTCTCCTGCAGAGCCTCTTGATTGAGGGGTCCTTGCATTTGAAAAAATTACCTCTTAAAAATTTAAGTTAGTTTGATCTATGATTAAAAAATCATTTTTTAGAAACACGATTTAGAGTCTTAAGATATGCTTCCATTACTGCACCAACGGGTTGGTAATCAGTAGAACCATTTTCTTCTGTAAGATTCTCTGCTGTATCTCTTTTAGCTGTATTTGATGGGAAATAAGATTCTCTCAAAGTTTCCAGCTTTTCACGGTATGCGTTTTCACTATCAAACTCAACATTTTCAATGAGTGAGGCAAGCTTGTCCTTTTGTGTTTGGGCAAGTCCTTCAGTTACGTCTGCAAAAATTACATCGGCAGCTGACTCGGCTAATCTCCTGTTAAGAGCAACGTTTTTCTCGATTTGCTCGTTGAGTTTTCCTTCCATTTCATCAAGTTTATCTACCATACTCTCGATGACATCATATTTTTCTTCAGGGATAGTTACATAATGTTCTTCAAATAGTGACTTCATCCCAGTAATAAAGGATTCTGTCATTTCTGTTTTCAGACCGTTTTCGACTGCGAGTTGATTTTCTGACATCCACTCATCAGCGACGTACTCTAGGTATGAGTCTACACGCTCTGACAATTCTGATTTGATTGAAGCAACTTCTTCTACGAGTTTCTCTTCGTAAGAAGTAGTTAGTTGCTCACTAATTTCCGCTGCTTTTGCTTTAATAGCTGCTTCGAAAATTGTACGTGCTTTTTCTTGGAACTCTTCGGAAAGTTCTTCGCCAGAAATAAGAGCTTCGATGTCTTCGTCAATACTGACTTCAACTGTCTCTTCTGCTTCTGCTACAACTTCCTCAGTAGATTCTTCAGATTCGGCTACAACTTCATCCGTTGTTGTCTCTTCTTCGGAAACAGTAGTTTCTTCTTCCTTTGCAGGCTCTTCAGCGACTACTTCACCTTCTGGTTCGACTTCTTCAGCCTTCTGATCTCCAGGTTTTGCACCCTTATTGACAACATCCTTAACTTGCTTAAGGGTCTTGCCAGGTGTTTTCAACTTAGCCGAATCATCATCGACTTTATAATTTTCTGGAGTAGGGCCACCGAGATCTTCAACCTCTGCTTGTCCTGGGGTAGATCCCGCAGGAAGCTTTTCGATTGGCTCAGCTGGCTTGGCTCCTTTGGTTACTACGTTTTCCATTTCTTGTAAATTGCTACCAACGGACATTTGTTTATAGATTTAATAATCTGTATTTATTTATAGAACTTAAAGATTTGATAGGAAATCGTTGAATAGATCCAACTTGTGTTCTTCTAATCTTTTTTGATCTACTAGCGTGTTAATACGCTTCTTAGTTTGTGTTGCAAGTTGTTCACGAAGAATACCTCCGTCCCAAACCCACTCTTTTCCTTCCATAATTCCATTAACAAAAGCATCTGGAGCAGAAGGATCGGCAACGATATCAGCAGCAGTTGCTAACTGAAAATCTTCACCTACGACTTTATACCCACGATGATCTTCTTTTAATGAACCAACACCACGGGAAGAAACTCCTAACATAACACCCTCATCAAGTAAAGATCTTGCAATCTTACCCATAGGGGTTTCTAGGATTTGTGCTTTACCTCTAAAATTATGACCCTCTTGTGTAAGTTCAGTAATTTTATGAGAAACGCGATCAAGGTTTACTGTTGGACCGTCGGGATGTCCAAGTTCTCCAAGAGCACGACCTTTAGATATAAAGTTTTCATTATATCTACCAACCTCTTTGGCAAGAGTATCTATAGGATAAACTCTACCATTACGGTTTTTAAGTTCTCCTTGAAGAAAGGTTCCTTCGATATAACATTTTTTCTTACTACCTTTTCCTTCGGTAATAAATTTAACGTTTGAAACTTCTTCAGTGATCAGTTTCATCGGATTATCCTCCTACAATTTGAACTTCTGAAATGTGGACGTTACCACTACAGTTCACGTCAGCATAAACAACTCTTCTAATTTCTCCTTCTGCATCAGTGGCAGCAAGAGTAGCATCACCATAACCCAAAGTTATCCTTTGACCATGAATGCCATTTCTACCATCAGGTCCAGTAACAGCAGTAACTTCCGCTGCTGTGGTATTAATACCAGCAGGAGCACAACCAGTAACTGCAACAACGTCACCTACATTAAAAGGACTATCCATCCCATCTGGAACACTAAACTTAATTGCTCCCGATGCATTTGTAACACCTACAGTAGGTGTTGACATAACAGTTTCTTTTAGAAGTACTTCTCCACCACTTGGAACAAACAAACTATTAGTAGTGCTAACAGTCGGATCACTTCCAACCTCAATATAAGCATCTGCTTTAACAACAAATCTCAGATAACCTGATTTAAGTGCTATAGGACCTGCTTTACCAGTGCTAGCTAATTTCGCTACTTTTTGGGTTACTTTTAACGCCGACATCTTTACATTCAACTAGTATAGTAGTTATTTATGTTTCTTCCTGTTCAGCAGGCTCATCAGATACTTCCTGTTCAACTTCAGGTTCTTCAGGAGTAGGATTAAACATTGCTGTAGCAGTTGCACCCTTCGAAGCATCTACTCTCTCTGCAGCCTTTGTATACAGAATGTCCTTAATTTTATCAGTAACGTCTGAAGCTTTCTGATCTGTTGCAATCAAATCAAGTAAATCGTCCATGTTAATAATATTTTAATATATCAGTCTTATTTATATCTCTGCCGTCTTAAGATCTTTTTGGAATCTTGCTTCAAGATCGGCACTTGGTGCTTCTGGTTCCAACATTGGATCACCCAAAGTATCCATTTCACCTTCAGCAGGTAATGGTTCTCCGGTTATTGGATCAACTTGCGATGGATCTGGAAGAACACCATCCTTAATTTCTTCAACAATTTGCTCATCAATCTCTTCCATTTCTTTGTCAGTTTGACGTAGAACCTTCCTACGTGCATAATCAACTGAGAAGTACTTACCAATGTAAGGTTCCATTGTGGCAAGTAATCCTAATCTTTCATTCATCAACTCAGTTTCTTTTAATTCAGCAAACTGATTATCATATAAGAAATCATATTGAATATGATCGTTAATTTGATCCCAATCTTCTGGGGTAATAATATTTTTAAGAATTAATTGAGTCTTTAGAAGATCACTAAACAAATTAGCAAATCTCTTTCTTAAACGTCCTACAAACTTAGCAAATTTAAGTTCATCTCTTAAAATTTCCGATGATCTACCTAAATTAAATCCACCATCTGAAGCAATTCTTGATTCAGGAACTTGTAATGCACGATATAGTTTCTTTTGGAAATACTCAATATCAGCAAGTTCTCCAAGGTTTTGTCCACCTGGAAGTGTAGTAATTTCTGTTCCTCTACCACCTTCACGTCTAGGTAACCAGAAATCTTCCATCATAGACATGAATTTTCTGTCATCACGAACTTCACCAGTATTTGCGTCATATACTAGTTTATTTCTATAACGACTCATTACCTCTTTGAGGTATTGTTCTGCCTTAACTTTTGGTAAATTACCAACGTCAATATAGAAAATTCTACGTTCTGGTGCTCTTGATAGTCTATAAATTACAAGACTATCCTCAATCATACGTAATTGATTGAGTGCTTTAATTGCTTTATGGAGATATGATAAACAAGTTCCTTTATTTCTATCAAATAATCCAGATGTTACATAACAAATGGAATCTTTTGCGATTTTTATCATTCCTTTACCCATACCACCAGCAGCAGTCTGGTACATCGAAGTTGGGTAATTTGGTTTTGGACTGTATACGTAATACTCTTCAACTTCGGGATACATTCCCTTCTTTAAATCACCTGGATTTGATCCTACATCAAGAGGAAGCATATTTTTACTGTTCGTTTTTTTCTCTTTACGAACAAACTTCATCTTCATCGGGTCAATATATCTGACCTCCTGAATACCATCCTGCGGTCTTTTTACGTCAATAACTTTTAGATAATATAATCTTCCATCAATATACCAATTCTTAAAGATTTCATGGCACTTCTTATCGAAGTCCATCATTTCTTTAATACCAGTAAATTCGTCCCTAATCTTTTGCTTTAATGTATCACTAGCATTAACATTAGATAATTCAATTTCAATAGGGGAATCGTATAGATCACTAACAATACCTTCATTAACAACATCTTCAATGGCACCATCACACTCAGGGTGTAATGCCATTTCACGGTATCTTTTAATTAAATCGTATTCAGTACGGTAGATACCTTCAATATCTACATATGATCCATAAAAACTACTGGCGATATAACTGTCTCTACCGTCATCGTTGTTAGGAGGTACGGGAGATAACAGATTCTTCGAATCTTTTGCCGAATCGTCAATAGAGAATCCAAAAAGCTTAGGCATCGTATAATATTTTTCCTACTATTATAGCACTATTTATTAGGAAATGCTTTCGCCTCCTGCGTTAGCACCAACACCCTTAATAGATTCCCAGTAAAGTACTTGTAATTCTACGGTAAATTCTTCTAGTGTATCAATCGTTTCGTAGTTCATATCAATCTGACCAACCTGAGTTGGGAAGACATCAAAGAACTTATAGGTCCTAAGAGTTGACCCATCACGATCTAATTGATGGATAAATGCATCTTCTTGATATCCAGCAGGATCTTGAACACCTGTAGCATCAGATAGTTTGTTAATCAGGTTCATCCACTTTTCAAAAGCAGAACGAATAGAGAAATCTGTATCATTGATACAAGTAACAGTCCAAGTATCAAAAGTTCTGTCACCAGCAATCTTTAAGATCCTACCTCTAAAATTAACATCAATTGGTGTAATATTAGATGCAGGAAGAGCAGCTGCCTTGACTAAAAATCTTGATTTATCCTTAATGTCATTGTCAATCTGTATTGCTTCTGGAAAAGCAAGTTCTACCTCAAATAGATTCGGTCTTGCACCACCACCTACTAACTTACTCTTAAAGTCAGTAATCTTCCTTAAAGGTGGTCTATTGAATTGGGTTGCCATAGCTTTTTATACCTTTGTTTATGAGATAGAATTAAACATTACCAACTACTTCATCAAACGAGACACCAGTTCTGGTGGCAACGAAGGTCAGACCAATAAAGTTGATGGACCTTGCAGGTTTGATAAAGACATCAGCGACAAACTCATTATTATCTATAACAGCAGCAGTGTTATTTGTTTCATCACAGATAACTCTGAAATCTTGGATTCCTCTCTTACCTTGAACATCACGAAGGAATGGTTCAACAATATTCACAAAGTTTGTTCTTGTGATCTCATCGTTGAATTCAAACATCTGATCTCTTGCTGCAGCAGAAATAGCATTTTCAAGGTAGATAAACAACCTACGAACGTTAATACGATCAAATGCAGATGCTTTTGCAAATCCAGTCTTATCACCGAAGAGGATAATTCCACCACCTGGTGAGAAGATAATTGGATTAACCCTATTTGAATAGAGGCGATCTCTTTGTGTTTGAGATGGATTGTATGCTAGTTTTACAGCATTTAAAATACCACCTCTCGCTGTTCCCGCTGGTGAGAACCAAGGGAAGTTATTAATATCGTTTCTAGCACAAGTACCAGCAATATCTCCATTAAGTGGAACATAACGGAAGGTATCAGCAAATCTGTCATACATGTACTTGTAACCACTATCGAAGATAGCGTAAGTAGATGATGTAACAGGAGCGTAAAAACCAACTACATTATCTGTAATTTGAGCATCAGAATTAACAGTTACTGTTCCAGCAACGCTGTCATTCAAGAATGCCTTTCTGTATGGTGAAATAAATGCCAAGGCATCTTTTCTAATCTCAGCAACAGAAATTATTTTATTAGCAAGTGCCTGAGCAGTTTCTTTATTGTGATTAGCAGATCCCATAAGAATGAAATCTGATTGATATAAGTTATTATCTTCGAATAACTCATATCCACCAGCAAGACCTGATAATGTTACTTGGAATGCTCCAGTAGCACTAGTGTCAGTACCACCATCATAGTTCTTACCACCAGACAAGGTGTAATTTTGTGCTCCAGAACCACCAAAGGATATTCCCTGTGCGTTCTGATCCCAACCAATGTCAGTAGCGGTGCTAAATCCAGCAACGGTAGTTGTGTCTGTTGCTACAATACCAGCAGGAGCACTACCACCAAAAATAGTTGTAGAGCTATTTGCGATAAACTTCCTCCAGTAAGATGGAGATCCTAACGAGAACTCAGCATCTTTTGCTTTGGAAAGTGATAAATTCTTTTCAAGGATTGTTCCGACATTTCCGGTAACTTTACCTTCGTCATCAATTACAACAACGTGTATCTCATCAAATCTTGATCCTCTGCCAGCAGCATAAGATGAAGTTCCAGGACGTTCAGCAATATTGTTCCAATTGATTGTAGCATCTC